CAAGGATATACCAACTATGTAAAGCGTTGGGATTCCAGTTACGCATATATGCTACAGCTTCTTTTACTGTGGTAAAGTTGGCGAACGTATTGTAAACGCCGTTGGTGTGTTTGATTACTCGTACTTCGTGTGTTAGGTTAGTCATAGTTGTTCCTTTCAAGAACTGGTTTTTTGTATTGTTGTTGTCGTTTGTCATGCTTGTATTATAACAGGTTATTGTTGTTTTGTCAATAGCAATATGGTTTATTTTTAAAGTTTTATTCATTTCTTTTTACCTTAACAAGTTAACTCCTATACTATTATTATCGTCATTATAGCGGATAATCTTTAATCAATCAAGCCCAAATCAAGCATTTTCTCAGAATAAAGCAATGTTTTCTTTAAATCGCCGTAAGTCCTTATTATTAAAGGGTTTACGTCGATTCGGGCAGCCCGATTTGGCGCTATATAGGCCCCTTAGCTGGATAGGTGAGCTGAGACTCTACCGCTGTTGTGCTGTATAGAGCCCCCTAGTGGGCTGGGTGAGCTAATACACTACCCTGCTACCCATGCGTGTAGACTATCCTTAGTCCACTTACGCCCATTGTCATTAGGGCAACCGCAATCAATCCATACCTTAGCCATTATGTCCATGTCCATTAGCCCTGTATAGGGTGATACGTTGAATACCATAGGTGTAGCTGTCTCACATGTAGCTACATCATTAGCCTCATCATCATACTCATAGCGTACTACAGTACACATCTTCTTTACTACTGCTATATCACCATTGTAATCATACTCAGTTATCTTATCTATTAGTATGCGGTGATTGTTATACATTGCGTTTAGTATGTTATCGTTAGTTGTCTTCATTGTGTTACTCTCTGGTGTGGGTGTGTGTGCTATAGAGGATTGCATTAGCTAGTACAGTTAATCATTCTTCATATAATTCTATATGTCCATCATCACTATCTATATCTTCCCAGTTAGCCTCATAGTGTTCATACTCAGCTAATGCACATTGCATATCGTGTTCATCTAGTTCAACCTCGATTGGTTGTACTGAGGCTACCATTGCAAGTAGTTCGTTAGGTGTTAATGTCATCTTAGTGTACCTCTTTCGTTAATGTCTTAATGTCTTATACCTATATTATATACTATAGGTTAGTATATGTCAAGGGCTTACAAGTAAGCTTCTTCGGTCTTTGACCATCTATTGTAAAGGTTGATTGTAACCTCATGACCATCACGGCGTAATGCCGTCCGATGTGCATCAGCTACACGCGCGTTGCGTGTAGTCTTGACTAGTTTAGTGTCGGAGTAAATCTTAAAGCTTAGTGCTTTATGCATAGTGTGTTTCCTTTCAAGAAACGGGTTGTAATGTCTTAACTTCTTATGTTCTTATTATACTATTATTATCGGCATATGTCAAGGGTAAACTTTAACATTAACCAATTAAACTATGAAATACTTCAAGTTTATTTTGAGCATTCAATCGCAAACGGTTATCGTTTGCATCGACGATGTACCAACTATCGTTGGCAAAGCCCATGCGTCGCATGTAGTCTAGTGCATCTTGCACTATAGGAAAGTTAGCGTACACATCATAGCTACCGTTGATGTGTTTGATTACTCGAACGTCGTTAGTTGTGTTAGTCATAGTAAACTCTCTTTCGTTGATTGTGTTGTTGTTTGTCATACTAGTATTATATACTATGTTGCTGTTGTTGTCAAGGGTAATCTTGTTATTATTATTATTATTTGTCATCTTTTTATTACCGTGTTTGTTTGTTGCTTAACTTGTTATATTCTTATTATATAATATATATCGGCACTTGTCAAGGGTAAACTTAAACTATTCTCAAAGTTTTCCCAAATAAGCCATAAGTCACTATTATCATTAGACTTACGTCGATTCGGGCAGCCCGATAGGTGGGGGTGTTTTATCTTCACCGTTTTTTTCATCCGATGGCCCAAAAAAGGCATGGGTGGTTCGCACGCAATTGGACGCACATTCTATGGGTGTCTTAGCTAAACCTCACTAGTAAAAAAGAATATGTAAATATTATATCGCCCCTACTAGATTCTCAGTAACCTATAGACGTACCAAGACCATTTATACCTGTGAAGTATACACAGCAGGTACTTGGTTGGGATAGCAAGCGGTCAGGTCTTCAATGCTTAAATTCGATTAATGCGACTTCGCCCTCTACGGGACTTCACAGGACTAGGTTGTCATGGTGAGACATTGCCTAGATTCAATTTTTTTGCCTGACCTTGGAGCTCTTGGGTGCTCTCGGGTAACTTGCTCATTCAGATGGACTAAGGTGGCACGTCGCCGTGTGGGAGTGTGAGTCAGGTATTGCCTAACGATCCTATGAACACGACGACTACTTCAGCCATTTACCACTTTATACAAATATTTACTGAATTTGACCACTTTTCAACCATTGGTCACTGTTATTATAGCTGTTTCTGCGAAAAACTCAAATTGCTTTTTGGAAAAAAGGTCACTTCTGTGTATTATATATTGACCCACAAAAGGAGAACACTATGAAAAAAAAATTAAGTTCTAGCAAAAAGAAATGCGACACGGTAATCGAGAGCTCTTTAGAGTGCAAGGCCACAGCTGCTGTTACAAGCCAAGTGGAAGCGGATTTAAAGGAAGAGGATAAACCAATAGAGGAAATTATTAACAATGCGCAAGATACGGAACAATAACTTTGCAGCAAGTCCAGCCGTAGTTAAAGATGGCAAGGTACAATTACTACACGCAGACGAGTTTAAGCACACTGGTAGTCATCTCACTGGTTGTCTACACGAAGATCAATGCTTAATACATGCATTTGACACTGATACAGAATTCTTTTACACTATAGAGAATTTTGACAGTACCGATATAAACTCTAGGGAGTTGATTCACTTTGAAAGAGGACTTGGCCACATTGAAAAATCTGGAAAAACCTCGCATTTTATCAGAGATGTTGTTTTAGAGGTACAACAAAGAGATAGTGACCTCCCGGTAGGCAAAGATGGCCACCTAGACTTCCCAGATGACTGTTATTTAGTCATTGGTTCCTATATACCACGTAATTATATAGATTTATTCTACAATGAACACTCTATTGTTTGTAGTACAGGTGCTCTAACGCCCTCCCCCATAGAAATAGAAGAAAATGCCGTAGTTGGTAGGCTTGATGGAGAGATAAAATCCCTAGACTCTGAAGACTTATCCTTTATACTTACTCCAGACTATATTGTTAAATCTTTAAAAGATATTGATGCCCCTATTTTAATTGCTACACATCACTTTGAGATGCTTAATGACAAATCTAAGCTGCTAACAGGTCATGTTGTCCTGAAATCTCGCCAAGGTAAACCCAGAAACCGAGAAAAAGGCTCTATTATTTTCAATTCGTCTACAAATTCGCTAGAATTCTTTGATGGATCGAAATGGAAGACGATTAAAACGGAGAACTAATATGCATACACCAGAAGGAATGACAGAACAAGAGGTGTTAGACACAATTACACTAGTTTGTAATAGAATTTCACCTAGATATACATTCTATGGTTATACTGTTGATGATATAAAACAAGAATCCTTTATTATTTGTATGGAAGCCCTAAATAGATATGTGGAAGGTCGCCCTCTGGAAAACTTCCTAAGCGTTAATCTTTCTAATAGACTTAAAAACTTCGTTAGAGACAATCATTTCGTTAATAGTTCTGATGAAGATAGGGTGAAAGTAGCAAAACCTGCACAACTAGAATACGAAGGCTCAATAGTTGATCATAATAAAAAATATTCTATCTCATATAATGACATAGACAATAAGAACATTGTTGATTTAGTTAATAAATACCTTCCTGCACAAGTACGTATGGACTACTTAAAAATAATTAATGATGTTTATGTTACAAAACAACGAAGAGAAGAGATTATCGATATGATTCTAGAGATTTTACAGGAGCATGGATACCATGAAGAAGGGCAGAATCTCTAAAGAAGAGGAAAACCTCATCAAAGAGAACATACATTTCGGTTTAGAACAAATAGCAACCGACTTAGATCGAGATCCAGATAGTGTTCTTGGTTTCATAAAGAAAAAAATAGCCAAGGGCGAGATGGAATCCCCCGCATGGCTTACCAATAGGGTAACTAGTGAAGAGCAAGCTCGGTTTGACCTACAGTTTAGACCATACTGGGGAGAATTAAAGCAACAGTTTACAGAACACGAGTTAAAATTGTTCCAATTTCATTGGGCAAGGATCATCTCTCAGTTCAAAGACGACGTTATACCCACGGAAGAAATTCAAGTTGTAGATTTAATTAAGCTAGAACTACTCATGAACAGATCTTTAAAACATAATAAGGATAACATAGAGCAGATATCTGACTTAGGCGTTCTGATTGCCGCGGAGAGAGCCCTAGAACCCGACCATGACTTAGATCACATATTTAATATGGAGCGTCAGGTAGCCTCTCTGAGAGCCTCTCAAGAATCCCTAAACAAAGACTACAGAGAACTACAAACCAAGAAGAACTCAATGCTTAAAGAGATGAAGGCAACAAGAGAGCAGCGAGTCAAAAGATTTGAAGATAGCAAGACTAGCTTCTCCGGATGGATGACATATCTCATATCAAACCCAGATGTAACAAAATCCTATGGCCTCGAAATGGAAAAGATGAGAATGGCTATGGATAAAGAAAAAGAAAGACTTAGTGAATTTCATAAGTTTCAAGATGATATGGTGGATCAACCATTCCTGTCTCCTGATACAGTTAAAGAATAATGAGCATAATAATTGTCGGCAATGGAACATCCGTAATAGATAAAAAAAACGGACATAAAATTGATGGCTTTAATACGGTATTAAGATTCAATAGTTTCAAGATAGATGGTTATGAGGATTACACTGGTGAAAAAACAAACATATGGTTTACTGTTAACAGCTCTCACGCAAAAGACATGGAGACCTTTGATGAAATTATTGTTCATAGCTGGGAATGGGATAGGGGCAAATGTAAGATTTATCAAAAGCTTTCTGAAAATAAATACCCCTGCGGATTTGCAGGTAAGTATTGTCATAAAACAGATAGGGCATTTGTTAGAAGTATACCTACACGATCTCCCAGTACCGGCCTTATAGCAATATACATGATGATTGAAAGGTTTAATCAAGTTTTCATAACTGGTTTCGACTGGTGGGAAAGAGAGAAACATCACTACGGAGATAGCGAACGAAGAGGAACCTTACACAACCCAAAGGAAGAATACGAAATAATAAAGGAACTATCTAACCAGAATAAAATTTTATTTTTAAATTGATAAGGAAAACAATGAAAGCTATTATTTTCGGGATAACAGGACAAGACGGTAGCCATCTGGCCGATCTACTACTAGAGAAAAACTATGAGGTTGTCGGGGTTTGCAGAAGGTCTAGCACCAATAACACGGGAAGAATCAAACATATTCTTGATGATGAAAAACTCAAGTTGATTCAGGGCGACATTACCGATGCTCATTCTATAAATAACATTCTAAAAGAACACGATGATGTAGATGAAATCTACAATTTAGCCGCTCAAAGCCATGTGGCTGTATCTTTTAAGCAGCCGGGCTTAACTTGGGATATAACAGGAAAGGGCTGTCTTAATATCCTACAATCCATAGTTGACCGCGAAATGTTAGACGTTAGGTTTTATCAAGCTAGCAGTAGCGAGATGTTTGGAAAAAGTTACGATATCGATAGAGAGCAGAACAAATATCAAGACGAAGATACTAAGTTTTTGCCTCAATCCCCTTACGCCATAGCTAAGTGTGCCGCCCACTACATAACGAGGCTATACCGAGAAGGTTACGGATTACATGCAAGTTCGGGTATATTATTTAACCACGAGGGTCCACGAAGAGGTGAGACGTTTGTTACACGTAAGATTACCAAATGGATTGGTGATTTCGTAAAGAGTGGTAGATCCAATAGGTCTAAAGATTTTCCAAAGTTACGTCTAGGTAATTTAGAAGCGTTTCGAGACTGGGGATATGCTGGAGACTATGTTGAAGCAATGTGGATGATGCTCCAAAAAGACAAGCCAGAAGATTACGTCATCTGCACTGGTAATACTCACACCATTCGAGAATTTCTAGATGTAGCGTTTTCGCATATCAAGATTAAAGATTGGTCTAAATATGTTGTACAAGATCCGGAGTTTTATAGACCAGCGGAAGTTGACTACTTAAGAGGTCGAAATCAAAAGGCGCAGAATAAATTACACTGGGAGCCAAAACATTCGTTTGAGGATTTAGTCAAAATGATGGTAGACCACGACACAAGATGAAAATTTATAAGATAACCTTAGACCTTTCATTGGTGCTTTCTAGATTAAAGAAAATATCCTTAAAAGAATTCAATAGCGAAAGGCCGATAATTTTTGTTGAAGCAGAAAACCCCGACGACGCTTGTTACAAGTGTTATTACCAGTTTGCCTCCCTAATATTACAACAAGATCCTGAAATGGCAGGGGTAATGAAAGAAATCTTAGATGACATCGCAATTAAGAAAATAATCACACCATGAGAAGAAATTACGACGACCCAGTATATAAAGAGTGGAGAAAGAAAGTTCTATCACGAGATGGACATAAATGCCAAATGCCACGATGCAAACATAAAAAATACTTACAGGTACACCACATAAGAAAATGGTCATCAGCAGCTTCTCTACGGTTTGAATTAGACAATGGTATTACGCTTTGTGCTAGATGTCACAAAGAAGTGAATACCAACGAAGCTCTTTACGAATCCCTGTTTCACCAGATAGTGAGCCGAAAAAATGCCTAGAATACAACCCTTCACAATAATAAAAGATACTAGAGAACAAGAAGGATATACCTTCGAGCCTAGCAGTTCAAGATACCATAAATGTAATGGAATGGTAGAAAGAAAACTAGATACTGGAGATTATAGCCTAGAAGGCTTAGAGGATAAAGTATGTATAGAAAGAAAAGCTAGCGTAGTCGAGCTTGCCAACAATATAGGTCACGACATGGTTAGATTCACAAATGAAATAGAGAGAATGAAATCTTTTCCTCACAGATTCATGATTTTTGAGTTTTCTTTATCTGATGTAATGGATTTTCCCGAGAGATCCAATATACCGGAAGAAGACTGGGGAAAACTAAAGGTCACAAATAAATTCATACTTAGACGAATAATGGAATTTCAAATGCACCACGATATACATGTTATGTTCTGCGATGGAAAGAAACATGCAAAGTGGGCTGTCCTTAGCATTCTAAAAAGAATAAACGAGATATATGACTTAGGGGGCGAAAATGCAAGTTAGCGTAGACACTATATCCGATACTCACAACCATGGAATAGACGTTAAAGGTAGAGAGATCTATTTACACGGCTATATAGGAAATACCGAAGAAGATCCCGGAGTTGACTACAGGATGTCAACCAACTTCTACAAAAATATTAGAATACTTGATTCAATTAGTCAAGAACCAATTCTAATTCACATGAACAGCATAGGGGGAAGCTGGAGTGATGGTATGACCATTTTTGACACCATATTATTATGTAAGTCTTACGTTACCATAATTGCTTACGGACAAGCGGAATCGATGAGTAGTATTATATTGCAGGTAGCCGACAAGAGGGTGATGATGCCAAACGCTTATTTTATGAGCCACTTTGGTTCCAGTGACCACGTTGGAAATTATCTAGACGTTCAAAGGAGCATTGCTTTTGAAAAGAAGATAACCGACAAGATGTTAGACATCTATACCGAATCCTGCGTCAAAGGCAATTATTTTAAAGAACAGTATACTGATCTGACGGAAGAGAAAGTTAAAAATTACCTAAAGCGAAAATTAAAAGATGGAGATTGGTATCTGGATGCCAACGAGACTGTCTATTATGGTCTTGCTGACTGCGTGCTGAACACTAGAAAATGCAAAAATATGAATGATTTAAAATAACTATGAGCAAACTAAAAATACTAAAAGACGCTTGGTTGAATATTGATGGTATAAAAGACTCCGACCTTATTAACCCATTCGATATTGTAAAGCGTAGCGATGAAGACGCACACTATAAAATACTCTGGATCATGACTAGACCTGAGTACTTCTCCTTTCTATGCAAACATATATTTAATATCACCCTCCTACCATCTCAAGCATTGTTTTTGTGCGAGATGTGGAATCGCAAATTCCCAATGCTTATAGCGAGTCGTGGTTTTGGAAAATCCTTTATACTATCTTTGTATGCAATGATGAGAGCGCTCATAATGCCTGAGAGAAAGGTAGTAGTAGTTGGTGCAGCTTTTCGTCAGTCTAAGGTACTATTTGAGTATATGGAGACGATCTGGAATAACGCCCCAATTTTAAGAAGTATGTGTGATGCTAGTAGCGGCCCTCGTAGAGATGTGGATAGATGTGTAATGCGAATTAACAAGTCTCGCGTCACCTGCCTGCCTCTCGGTGACGGCCAGAAGATTCGTGGTCAACGCGCAAATGACATTATTGGCGATGAATTTGGAAGTATCCCGAGGGAAATTTTTGAAACAGTTGTTGCAGGTTTTGCTGCCGTTAGTTCCGACCCAATCGCAAACGTTAGGAGACTAGCGTCAGAAAAAAAGGCCGTTGAACTTGGTATAGAACTTGTCGCAGATGACGAGAATGCATTTAGAAATGTTGACAACCAGATAATCATATCCGGAACTGCTTACTATGACTTTAATCATTTTGCTGAGTATTGGAAAAAATGGAAGTCCATTATACAAAGCCAAGGAAAGATTGGAAGATTAAGAGAAGTTTTTGGGGAAGACCCTCCGGAAAGTTTTAACTGGAAAGACTATTCAATCATCAGGGTTCCTTACGAACTTCTACCAGATGGCTTCATGGACGCCTCACAGGTCGCCAGATCAAAGGCGACGGTTCATACTGGAATTTACCAGATGGAATACGGAGCTTGCTTTACACGCGATTCTCAAGGCTTCTTTAAGCGTACCTTAATAGAAAGTTGTGTAACAAGTGACAAGGGGGAGATAAAAGACGCTGAGAACAAAGAGATATGTTTTCAAGCGCAACTGCGTGGAGATACCAACAAGAAATATATATATGGAGTTGATCCAGCTTCAGAAGTAGATAATTTTAGTATTGTAGTTTTAGAAGTAAACCAAGACCATCGCAAGATAGTTCACTGCTGGACTACTAACCGAGAACAGCACAAAGAAAAGGTTAAGAGCGGATTTTCTTCGGAGACGGACTTTTATTCTTATTGTGCTAGAAAAATTAGAGATTTAATGAGGATATTTCCATGTATACATATATCTATGGATGCTGGAGGTGGAGGTATAGCTGTGATGGAATCTCTTCACGATAAAGATAAAATAAAACCAGATGAGTTTGCTATATGGCCAACTATAGATGAGGACAAAGAAAAAGACACTGATGACCAAAGAGGACTACATATATTAGAGATGTGTCAGTTTTCAAAGTATGACTGGCTCGCTGAGGCTAATCACGGACTAAGAAAAGACTTTGAAGATAAGGTAATATTATTTCCAATGTTCGACACAATTAGTCTGGGTATCGCCAACGCTGAGGATGGCTTAAAAGGCAGAAACTACGATACGCTAGAACAATGCGTAATGGAAATTGAAGACCTTAAAGACGAACTCACGATGATACAGATAACTCAGACCGCGACAGGTAGGGACAAGTGGGACACTCCAGAAACCGTGATTGGTACTGGCAAAAAGGGTAAACTTAGAAAAGATCGTTACTCAGCCCTCATTATGGCAAATATGGCGGCTAGAACTTTAGCTAGAATACCAACTCCTGAAGAGTATAATTTCTACGGTGGATTTGCTACAATAGAAAAGACAGACAATAAAGGTGATATGTATTCTGGGCCAAATTGGTTTACCGACAACTCGAAAGATTTATACTGATTGGTGTATAATCTAAAAGCATTTCAATTACATTCCAATTACTTTAAGACTGGTTTAAAAAATGGCAAACGAAGACCGCAAAGAAGACTCGTTCATAACATGGACCGAAACAGATCAAGCAAGTAAAGCTCGTGCTTTTGAGAGTTTCTCTGAATCGTTGGAAGCTTACGATGGTGTTTCAAAAGGTGCTCATAGATCTTTTTTAGACATTGAGCCAAACACATCTGTAAGACCTAGCTTTGGGCATAATGATTATTACGCCTTCAGACCAAATGAGGCCACACCAACAAAACAAAAGAAGGCCATAAAGCTATGTATGGACGCCTATGAAAAGGTTGGGATCATACGGAATGTTATAGATTTAATGGGTGACTTTGGTTGTCAAGGAATAGATATCGTACACGAGAGCAAAAGCGTAGAGAAATTCTATAAGCAATGGTTCAAAAAAGTAGACGGAAAAGGGAGATCAGAAAGATTTCTTAACAATCTCTATAAAGCAGGGCAGGTATTTACTTATAGGAGCAATGCCGCAATAACACCCGAGATAAAAAAATACATGCGAGCAATGGCTAACGATATAAGGGTCGACATACCAATAACCGAGAAAAACATCATTCCTTGGAGGTATAACTTCTTTAATCCCTTGAACATTGACGTAAAAGATGGTAGCATAAGCCTTTTCTTAGGTAGAAAAAATTACCAACTATCTGCCAATTCATTCTTCGATAATTTCAAAGACGGGGCTGTTCCGGCTAAAATTATGGAAACTCTACCCCCAAGCGTCAAGAATGCGATTAAGACCGGCAAGAGAAAAATAGAGTTAGATGAAGACAGGTTATCTGTTACCTATTACAAAAAAGATGACTGGCAACAGTGGGCATATCCATTGACCTATGCCATCTTAGACGATATTATAATGCTAGAAAAGATGAAGCTAGCTGATCTATCCGCTCTAGACGGAGCCATCTCAAACATCAGGCTCTGGACTATTGGTAGTCTAGACCATAAGATATTACCCAACAAGGCTGTCATTAACAAGCTTAGAAATATACTTGCTAGTAATGTTGGAGGAGGAACCATGGAACTTGTCTGGGGTCCAGAATTAACTTACACTGAGTCCAACAGTCAGGTATACAAGTTCTTGGGTTCAGAGAAATACCAATCTGTTCTTAATAGCATATATGCCGGACTTGGAGTTCCCCCTACGCTTACTGGTATGGCTGGAAACGGCGGCGGATTTACCAATAACTTTATATCGCTCAAAACCTTGGTCGAAAGATTGCAGTACGGTAGAGACCAATTGACTAAGTTCTGGCAGACTGAACTTGAACAGATT